AGGTAATGCAGTCACAACAGGGTTTTCTCCTAGATTTGTGATGATAAAGGATTCTACTCAAGGTGGAAATTGGATAATACACAGTAAGCCACCTACAACAACAAATCCATCTACAGTACATTTAAGAGCTAATTCAAGTGCACCAGAAGATTTAGGAACGGGCGAGCAAATAAACTTCGATGCTAACGGATTTACTGTAGTCGGAACGAGTGGAAACGTTAATACAAATAATGATGTCTACATCTATTTAGCAATAGCATAAAAATGAATATTAATGATATAAAAATATTGGGAATAAACAGTTTGGTTTTAGGAGTATCTATGACTCAGATAGACGTAATATTAAAAATTTTATTACTTTTAGTATCAATTGGATACACAGTCCACAAATGGTACTTAATGTATGGAAAGAATAAGTGAACATATATCTTACAGAGAAGGAACTAAATCTAATACTGCTGCCCGATTAGGGATAGACAATAAACCAAGTGATTATGCATTTACTAATATGGTTGGTGTCGCTTATAATGTTTTCGAGCCTCTTAGAAAATTTGTAGGTGGACCTATAAGAATCAACAGTTTTTACAGATGTAAAGAATTAAACCGAGCTATCGGCGGAAGTTCACGCTCGCAGCATTGCGAAGGTCGAGCTATTGACCTAGACGATACACTTGGCTATAAAACAAATGCGGAGATGTATCAATATATAAAAGAAAATTTAAGCTTTGACCAGCTCATATGGGAGTTTGGTGACGATACAAATCCAGACTGGATTCATGTAAGCTATGTACATCCTGATGAAAACAGAAAGCGCTGCCTTAGAGCAGAGCGAATAAATGGTAAAACTACATATCGAGTGATATGAGCAAATCTAAAAAACCATTTAAAGAAACTGGTGTTGGTAAGTTTCTCATTGAAAAAGCGCCTTCGATATTAGGTATTGTTGGCGATGCTATACTTCCAGGGAATGTTATATCAGAGCTTATCAGTGGAAACAACGAACTTAGTGAAGGTGACAAGCGAATAGCTCTTGAAAAATTAAGACTAGAGCGCGCAGAGATAGATGGCGTAACTAGACGCTGGGTTGCAGACTCTGGAAGTCAAAGTTGGCTTGCTCGTAATGTAAGACCATTAACTTTAATTGTGTTAGTAGGAGCGTATGTAGGAGGATGGTATATGGGTCTTGAAACATCCGATACAGCTTCTCTTCTCACATGGGTCCTTTGTGGGTACTTTGGCGCTAGAACGGCAGATAAGATAGGCGTAAAACTTCCAGGGAAATAATCGTTATATTTGTATTAATAAATTTAATACAATGCAAATTAGAAAGATATCTATAGGCACGGACTATAAGTCTAGCGCAATGCACTACATTGTAGGACAAGAAATACTCGGAGGTTCTCACAGCATTCATTTAATAAAAGAAGACGAGCAGAAAGGCTCAATAAAAATATGGATTCAAAAATCGGATGAAATATTTTTATGGAAAGAGTTTAATTCAAATATGCCGATTTCTGTAGAATATAATATAAACTTTTAATGAGGTCTCCTTTTTATTTTATAGTAAAACCCACAAAGGGTAAAAGATATAACAACTCAAAAGATATAGGTGGTGTTGATTTTATAACCAGTACCTCAGAGGAAAACCACATGGCTTCTAATAGAGAAGCTATTGTAGTTTCTACTCCTTTAGGATACGAGGGAAATATAGAACCAGGAGATATTCTTTTAGTGCATCATAATGTATTTAAGTATTATTATGATATGCAGGGAAGGCAAAAAAGCGGTAAAAGTTTTTTTATGGATGATTTGTTTTTTGTGGACAATCATCAGTTTTATATGTATAACAAAAACAATAAATGGCATTGCCATGATAAGTATTGTTTTGTAGAGCCAGTTCCTGTTACTGAATCTTATATACACAAGCCTTTTGCCGAAGAGCCGCTCATGGGTAAAATGAAATATATAAATAAAACATTACAGGAGCATGGCATAAAAGAAGGCGACCTAGTTACGTTTCGACCAGATACTGAATATGAGTTTAATGTAGATGGGCAAAAGTTATATAGAATGTATGACCACCACATTACAATGTCTTTATGAAACACACTATAAAATGTAGTCAGTGTGATAAAACATTTACTNGTGGTTATGATTATAGAATGCACTGGGAGAAAGCTCATTTAGATAATGCAATAAAACAAAATGAAATCAGAAGAACTAAAGAAAAAAATAATTGAAGCAGGAAGAAAAGCTGTTGAACAGCTTATCAAAGTTGCTAAAGAAGATATTATTAAGCACGACCCAGAAGATGAACTGGCGGCAGACAGATTGAAAAATGCAGCAGCAACAAAAAAGTTAGCTGTATTTGACGCTTTTGATATATTAAACAAAATAGACCAGGAGCAGGAGAATATAAACTTATCAAATAACACAGACGCTAAAGTTGAAACAAAACAAGGATTCGCAGAAAGACGCTCAAAGTAGTATCTATAAAGTTTTAGATGGATACATACCTAAAGGTGTGTTGGCTAATAAAAACAGAGCTAAGACCTGGGAGTATGGATACAATGATAAGTATGACTTTGTTTGTATTTCTAGAAATGGTGCGCTCGGAGATGTTGTAGAAATATCAGGGCTAAAAATAGGCTTGCCTGTAGCTCCTAAAAATTGTTTCTCAAGGTCTAAAACTAAATCAGAACAGTATTGGGAAAGACAAGAACTTCCTAAAGAACTATCTAGGATATACTCTATATTTCAGTGGAATGAAATGCCAACTGCATTCAAATCAAAGTGGGTAGATTATATTGAGTCTGAGTTTGACAGTAGAGAGGAGGGTCATTGGTTTATGAATAATGGTAAGCCAACTTATATTACTGGCTCACATTATATGTACTTGCAATGGTCAGCAATTGATGTGGGGTATCCAGATTATAGAGAGGCTAACAGAATATTTTATATTTTTTGGGAAGCGTGTAAAGCTGATAAGCGAGCTTTTGGAATGATATACCTAAAAATTAGACGCTCAGGGTTTTCATTTATGGGTTCTTCAGAGTGTGTGAACGCAGGGACACTGGCAAAAGACTCTAGGGTAGGAATACTATCAAAGACGGGAGCGGATTCTAAAAAAATGTTTACCGATAAAGTAGTTCCTATATCTAACAGACTTCCATTCTTTTTCAAGCCGATACAAGATGGTATGGATAAACCAAAAACTGAACTCGCCTTTAGGATACCCGCCTCTAAGATTACAAAGAAAAATATGTACGATAGTGTTGATGATGAGCTTACGGGACTTGACACCACTATTGACTGGAAGAATACAGACGACAACTCTTATGATGGAGAAAAGCTTATGCTCTTAGTTCATGATGAGAGCGGCAAGTGGATTAAACCGAACAATATACTTAACAACTGGAGGGTTACTAAAACCTGTTTGAGGCTGGGTAGTAAGATAATAGGCAAGTGCTTAATGGGCTCTACCTCAAATGCATTAGACAAGGGTGGCAGTAATTTTAAAAAGCTTTATGAAGATTCTGATGTAAGTACAAGAAACGCCAACGGACAAACTAAAAGCGGTATGTATAGTTTGTTTATACCTATGGAAATGAACATGGAGGGTTTTATAGATATATATGGTCAGCCTGTTCTTAGAGCTCCCAAAGAAAAATGCAAAGGTGTTGATGGAGAGTGGATTACCAATGGAGCTATAGACTACTGGCAAGCTGAAGTAGATTCATTAAAATCAGATGCAGATGCACTGAACGAATTTTACAGACAGTTTCCAAGAACAGAGTCACACGCATTTAGAGATGAGAGTAAATCTTCTCTTTTTAATCTTACAAAGATATACCAGCAGATAGACTACAACGACTCTTTAATACTAGAGCATCACTTAACAAGAGGAAACTTTTATTGGCAGAATGGTATCAAAGATACTAAGGTGGCTTTTAGCCCTGANAAGAGAGGTAGGTTTTTAATTAGTTGGACACCATCGAAAGGGTTGCAGAATAATGTTATTGACAGGAGAGGTATTAAGTTTCCAGGCAACGACCATATAGGAGCATTTGGATGTGACTCATACGACATATCTGGAACTGTAGGTGGTGGAGGTTCTAATGGAGCATTACATGGAATGACAAAGTTTAGTATGGAGGAAGCTCCTGCTAATGAGTTTTTCTTAGAGTATGTGGCTAGACCACAGACAGCTGAGATATTTTTTGAAGAAGTTTTGATGGCGTGTGTATTTTATGGTATGCCTATACTGGTAGAGAATAATAAACCTAGACTGCTGTATCATTTTAAGAACAGGGGATATAGAGGTTTTTCAATGAACAGGCCAGATAAGCATATATCCAAGTTGTCAAAAACAGAGAAAGAGCTAGGGGGTATACCCAATAGTTCTGAGGATGTAAAGCAGTCTCATGCTGCTGCAATTGAATCTTACATAGAAAAAAATGTAGGAATAGATTTTGATGGACAGTTTAGAGAGTCTGGGGATATGGGAAATATGTTGTTTACCAGGACTTTAGAAGACTGGGCAAAGTTTGATATAAGTAATAGAACTAAGTTTGATGCTAGTATTAGTTCTGGGTTAGCGATTATGGCTACACAAAGGCATATGTATCAGGTCGAGAAAAAACAATCAAAAATAAACCTTAACTTTGCAAGGTATACAAATAAGGGAACTTTAAGTGAATTAATAAGATAGATGAAGGATGTTACAATAGACATTGCATCTACAGGCTTTCCAAGTCAATTCGTTTCTGATGCAGAAAAAGCAACTGACGAATTTGGTTTACAGATAGGACAGGCTATTCAATATGAATGGTTTAAGAAAGATGGAAACCAGTGTAGATACTACAATCAATGGAGAGACTTTCACAGACTGCGTTTATACGCAAGAGGAGAGCAATCAATAGCCAAATATAAAAACGAAATTGCAGTAGATGGAGACTTGTCTTATCTAAACTTAGATTGGACTCCAGTTCCTATATTGCCAAAGTTTGTAGATATAGTTGTTAACGGTATGCAAGACCGAGAGTTTAAGGTTAAAGCTTATGCTCAAGACGCATTATCACAAGCTAAAAGAAGTAAGTATCAAGATATGATAGAGGGCCAGATGGCTGCTAAAGATATCTTGACTACGATACAAGAGCAGACGGGTGTAGACCCATTTATTATGGACCCCGATGAACTTCCATCGTCTGATGAGGAGCTGTCTCTTTACATGAACCTTAACTATAAGCCTGCAATTGAGATTGCAGAAGAAGAGGCAATCGACACTATGTTTGCTGAAAATCACTATGATGATATTCGTAAACAGTTAGACTATGACTCTACCGTTGTAGGTATGTCTGTTGCAAAACACGAGTTTTTACCTGGAGCTGGAGTTCAAATATCTTATGTAGACCCAGCTAATGTTGTATACAGCTACACTGAAGACCCTCACTTTAAAGATTGTTTCTATTGGGGTGAGATTAAAACTTTACCTATTGCTGAACTATTGAAGATAGACCCTAGCCTAACTCGTGAAGACTTAGCGGAGATATCTAAATATAGCCAGAGCTGGTATGACTATTATAATGTCGCTCAGTTTTATGAGAATGATATTTTTTATAGAGACACTTGTACGCTTATGTATTTTAATTATAAGACCACTAAGAAGATGGTTTATAAGAAAAGAATACTTGAAGGCGGTGGTTCTAAGATGATAGAAAAAGACGATACTTTTAATCCTCCAGAAGAAATGATGGAAGACGGAAAGTTCGAGAAAATAGAAAAAACTATTGATGTTTGGTATGATGGAGTAATGGTTATGGGAACAAATATTCTTTTGAAGTGGGAGCTTGCAAAGAATATGGTTAGACCAAAGTCTTCTTCTCAGCACGCATTACCTAATTATGTTGCTGTTGCACCAAGAATGTATAAAGGAGTTATTGAGTCTTTAGTAAGACGAATGATTCCTTTTGCTGATTTAATACAAGTCACTCATTTAAAGTTGCAACAAGTTATTGCTAGAACTGTACCGGATGGTGTCTATATAGATGCAGATGGACTTAATGAAGTCGACCTGGGTACAGGAGCAGCATACGACCCATCAGATGCATTAAGACTATATTTCCAAACAGGTAGTGTAGTGGGTAGAAGTTACACGCAGGATGGAGAATACAATCAAGGTAAAGTTCCGATACAACAACTCACAAGCAGTTCTGGGGCTTCTAAGACACAAATGCTTATAGCTAACTATAACCATTACTTAGATATGATACGCTCTGTAACAGGCTTAAATGAAGCGAGAGACGGTTCTACACCATCTCCAGACGCTTTGGTTGGTGTTCAGAAGTTAGCTGCATTAAACTCAAATACTGCAACAAGACATATATTAGATGGTAGTCTATATATATACAGAAGTCTAGCGGAAGCGTTAACTTATCGTATCGCAGATATTTTGGAATATGCAGACTTTAAGGAAGACTTTATCAATAAGATTGGTAAATACAATGTAAGTATACTTGGTGAAATATCAGACCTATATATTTATGATTTTGGTGTGTTTATAGAATTGTCTCCAGACGAAGAGCAAAAAGCTATGCTTGAGCAGAACATACAGATGGCTTTATCTAAACAAGATATTAATCTTGAGGATGCCATTGATATTCGTGAGATTAAAAATCTTAAACTTGCCAATCAATTATTAAAAGTTAAAAGGCTTGCCAAGCAGGAGCGTGATGAAAGAATGGCTATGCAAAAACAAGCAATGACCGCTCAACAACAGCTCAAGTCTCAAGAGATGTCTGCACAAGTTGCTATGCAAAAGATAGAACTTGAAACGCAATCTAAAATGAAAGTGAAGCAAGCAGAAATAGCTTTTGAAATTGAAAAACAAAAAGCAGAAGCGCAGCTTAAATCTCAATTAATGCAACAAGAGTTTAATTATAACTTACAATTGCATGGCATGACCGAGCAGTCTTTATCAAATAGAGAAGATTCAAGAGAGAAAGCTAAGTCTGATAGAATTAGTCAACAAAATACTGAGCAGAGTAAATTGATTTCACAACGTAAAAATAATTTACCTCCACAGAATTTTGAATCTAATGAAGATAGCCTAGATGGCTTTGATTTATCTGAGTTTTCACCTCGATAATGAGCATTAAAATTTTAAGTAAATTTGTAATCTAAATTAAATTAAATGGAATTAAAAGTACGAGCGGT